GGCCAAAACAGTGGCACGATATCTTGATGTACCATTTGCCATTGCTGATGCTACCAGTATCACTGAAGCTGGATATGTTGGTGATGATGTTGAAAGTCTTATCACCAGGTTACTCACAGCCGCCGGCGGCGATGTAGAAAAATGCAAACGAGGTATCGTGTTTGTTGATGAGATTGATAAGATTGCTCGCAAAAGTGAATCCACATCAATCACTCGTGACGTATCAGGCGAAGGTGTACAACAAGCTCTGCTGAAAATGGTTGAAGGTACTGTGTGTCGTGTACCGCCACAAGGAGGTCGCAAGCATCCTGGGGGCGAAATGATTGAAATCGATACTCGCAATATCTTGTTCATAGCCGGCGGCGCATTTGTAGGTCTAGATCAAATAGTTAAAAAGCGTATGTATGGCACATCTATGGGATTTGGAGCCACGGTGAGCCAACCCAAAGAAGTCAGTCTTGAACACGTGGTGCCCGACGATCTTGTGAAGTTTGGTATGATACCTGAGTTTGTTGGCCGCTTTCCCAGCTGGGTCAACTTGGATGAACTGACCACAGACGATTTGATTCATGTGCTGGCAGATACTAAAAATAGCTTGGTCAAACAATATCAGCAGTTATTTGCAGTGGATCAAGTTGACTTAGACTTTGATCGCAGTGCTCTAGAAACCATCGCCCAACGATCCGCAGACTTCGGCACAGGTGCCCGAGCTCTGCACTCAGAAATGGAACGTGTGTTACTGCCCCATATGTTCCATATCAAACGCTACAGAGACCGTGGCATAAACCGCGTAGTTATTGACAAAACACAAATAAATAATCCTACACCAATATACAAGGAGGAATAGTTTGGGGAAATCGGTAATAGTCAATGACGGTAACGTTGAAAAGGCCTTGAGAAAGTTCAAGAAAAAAATACAGAACAGTGGTTTATTGTTTGAGCTCAAAGAGAGAGAACAGTATGTCAAGCCCACCACACAGCGCAAGCTCAAAGCATCGGCAGCCAAAAAACGCTGGAAAAAATATCTACGCAGTCAGCAACTTCCGCCCAAACTGTTTTAATGTACATTGTTTTTGATGTCAAGTTTCAAGAAGATCTAGATTTAGTCAAACAACAGATCGCCTCCTGGGCTGAACGATATCAAGTCCAGTACACACAGAAAACCATAAAATATCAACACCGACTGGGGCTCAATAGAGAAAAGGACTTTACTCTTTTTTACATGAGTTGGGAAGGCCAGCCTTACACCATCGTCAACATCGGCAACGAAGGATATTGACATTCAGAGGAAAATCTGTTATAAATACACATGTAGATGCCGATGGTCGGGTCTACACTAGTCAAACTTGCTTAATAAAAGGAGAAAATTATGACTAAAATCACATCTTTTGATCTCACCCCTTTCTACCGTAACACAATCGGTGTTGATCGTTTGTTCGATCGTATCATGGATCAGTTTGATCATGCTACACAGAGCCAGAACTATCCGCCCTACAACATCTTGAAAACAGGTGATGATGCCTATGAAATCCAGATCGCTGTAGCAGGATTCACAGAAGGTGAAGTTGCCGTGGATTTCCACGAAGGGCAGTTGATCGTCACAGGCGAAAAAAACAATGACGAAAGCGAACTAAACTATCTACACCGCGGGATCAGTGCTCGCAAATTTGTGCGCACCTTCCAGCTGGCGGATTACGTAGAAGTACGGGACGCTGTTATGAAAGATGGTATCCTTTGTGTGCATCTGCAACGCATTGTGCCCGAAGAAATGAAGCCAAAGCGTATTGCTATTTCCTACGCAAAGTGATATAATACTAGCATAGCATCGTAAATACATGTGGGGGTGTCAAAAGCCCCCACACACAGCAAAGGAAAAAGATGTCAGATACTGCTATTGAAACTAAAACTAGAATAAAACCCAGGGAAGACGTCAAAGAGCCCCCTATGTTCAAGGTTATCTATCTCAATGACAATCAGACCAGCATGGAGTTTGTTATTGGCAGCTTGGTAGAACATTTTGATTACAGCCCTACAACTGCTGAAAAACTCACGGTAGACATACACGAAGCAGGTTCAGCTGTGGTGGCCGTGTTGCCCTATGAAATGGCCGAACAAAAAGGCATAGAAGTCACTGTGGATGCCCGAGGTGCTGGATTTCCTCTACAGGTCAAGCTCGAGCCCGACGCGGCTTAAAGATTCACTTCGATGCGTTTGGGATAGTAAACGGATTTTGACCAAGGCGTGTTCCCTCGACCCCGGCAGTTGTTGACAAATCTAACACCCACTATGAGATTGTCAACATCATTATGATAATGACCAAAACACCAAGTGCTGATCTTGCGTTCAGTGTCATTTTTAAATACTTTAAGTATGTGGCTATTGCCTGTGCAGTTGAGTCTGTAGGTCCCAAACAACTCCGGATCATGATCGACCAGCTCCACTGAAGGTACAGTATGTGTGACCAACACTATCTTTTTAACGTCTTGATGTGTTTGTAGTCGTTCTACAGATTTGGCAAGATAAGCATAATCGTTAAAAGCCATGGCTTCCACAGCGTTTACTTCGGTTTCATTGATCTGATAACGTTCACGGAACCATGCTCTGCTTTGATCATAATCTATGTTGGGATCTAAGTCAAAGGTCCACCATGCATTGGTACCTAGGAATGCCACACCGTCAACGATGCATACATTGTCTTGGAGATAAGTGACGTTGGGTATTTTTTCTATGGCCTCTGACAATGTGCGATAACTTTCTCCGAGATCGTCAAGACTATATCGATGCTCGTCGTTGCCGTCGATGTATAAAACTGCTCGATAGCACTGGCCCAGATGTTCGAGAGTTTTGATCACCGTATCTCGATCTCTGGAAATGTCACCGGCTACCACACAGACCATACTGGTGGCCATGCCCGTCCAATCAAAAGATCCGTTCCATGTGTCTACATGTAGGTCTGAAATTAAATCAAATGCAAGTTTCATGATACATATTTAAAAGGATTTTAAATGCACATAATATTTGGCAACACCGTAGCTGATGAGCTAAAAGAAAAGTACACAGTGCTGGAGTTGGATCGCATACAGATCGAACCGCAGGGTCCTGTGTTAGACAGCTATTGTATTTTGGAAAAAGAACAGATTCCTCTTGATGATGTGTGGAAAATAGAAAATCTACAACGCCTACACAACAAGCTCATGGAAAACTATCGTAAAAAGAACTGGAGTTTTTGTGAACAGGCTCTGGAACATTTACACAATGCCTGGGGCGGTACAGTAAACAGTTTCTACGACGAGATTTCCAACAGAGTAGCTAAGTACAAAGAGCAGGACCCAGGTCCAGAATGGAACGGCGTTTATGAAAAATACAATCGCGGCAGTTAGTGTTGCATTTGCTCTTTCGGCTTGTGCGTTATTCCCCAGCTACTTTGACAGCAACGAACAAGCTCGTGTCACTGACATCATCCTGCTGAGCCAGGATGATTCTGTTTGTGCCCGACCAGACATGGTCACGGTGGCACGTGACATAGACCATTCGGCACAGTGGTTGAAAATCTACAGTGCCTCGATTCCACGCAACAATGCACTCACAGACATGACCCGTAACCTTGCTGGAATCACTGAAGATTTTAAAAAGAGTTACGCCAAAGATAAACCGCCTAGTCAGTTTTATTGCCGGGCCAAGATAAAAATAATACATGAAGCCACTGTTCGCATGCTTGACGTCAGTGGAAGGAGACCTAGACCATGAGCATTATAGATGTAGTTAATAATTTTTGCAACAGTGAAGGCGAACTTGGAAATCGTGTGAGACTGGCAGTGAGTTATCGAGACGCACTAGCACGTGGTGATATGTCAGATGCCGAGTATCAAGAACTCCTAGTCGATCTACAACGGTTGGAAAACATCCAACTCAGTGCTGGAGAATTAGACGCACAGATCGCATTCAACGAGTGCATAGAACTGTTGAAAAATCTCCCTATCAAATAGCCTGCATTAAAACCCTAGCTAAACTTTGTCTGCTTTCTAGTAAATAAACTAGTCGAAGTCTAGGAGCAGACTATGAACAAGTGGCTGGTCGCCATAACTATAAATCTTTTTATGACCAGCATCGCAATAAGTGGTGAGCTGGTACATCAATTCCAAAGTCCGGCCTTTATACCAGGCAACGGCTACAGTTCTCACGTCCTTACCATTGAACAACTGGAATCACAACGTCGTAAAACCATAGCCGATGCACAACGGGCCGCTCAAGACAAAGCCGAGAGAGATGCTAAAAATACCAACTTGGCCAAGTTCTTGGTCAATGTAGAGTCAAGGATATACGCACAACTTTCCAAACAACTGGCTGATGCCATGTTTACCGAAAGTGGTGCCACTTCGGGTGCCATGGATTTCCAAGGCACCAATATCAGTTGGGTCAAGACCGGCACAGATGTCACGCTGACCATTATTGAAACCAACGGT